GGAGAAGATCATGAAGGAGATGGCCGCACTCGCCAACGAGTTGCAGATCATCATCGTCTTCGTGTCTCACTTGGCGACCCCCGAGGGCAAGCCCCACGAGGAAGGCGGACGCGTGATGATCCGTCACTTCAAGGGCTCCCGCACCATCGGCTTCTGGTCCTACTTCATGTTCGGCATGGAGCGTGACCAGCAGGCAGAGGACGAGAACGCGCGGCAGCGGACAACCTTCCGCGTGCTGAAGGACCGCTACACCGGGCAGGCGACGGGCAGTGTGGTCACCCTCGTCTACGACAAGGACACCGGCAGGCTCGCTGAGGGCGCTCCGGTGGACTTCGGGGACGACGGAGATACCTCCGGCCCATCCTTCTGATGTCCTGCTGGACGATAGTCCCCCGAGGCGACATGGGCGCAGTGTGGCTCGTGCTCCCCTCGGGGGTGGCCCTTACCAAGGAACACCTCGCCGAACTCATCAGGGACCTCACAGAGGCCCACAGGAGCCTACGTGCCACGAGCAACAAAAGAGCAGTTGATCCGAGAGGCCAACGAGCGGGGTAACGCGCTGGTGGTAATGGACGCCACCGCGTGGGCCCTCGAAAAGGAAAGCGCAGAACTACGGCGGCGCAACCGGGACCTCGAAGTGCTCCTCTCGGACGGCATCAAGATCGAACGCGACCTCCGGCAACAACTGGCGCTCGCGGACCGGACCATCTGCACCATTCTCAAGGAGAAGCAAGCGTGATCGACATCAAGAAGATCCTCGAATCCGTCAACCTCGTGGTCAACGAGGAGGAGACGAAGAAGGCCATTGCAGCCCTCGTCGCGGCCCAGAAGCGCCTCATCGCGAGCCGGAAGATCACCAAGAACATCGAGCGCGAGATCGCCGACCTCACCCAAAGCATCACCGATGGCTCTTTCACAGGATAGCTTCCGCATCCTGAGCCGCCCGGTACCCGTGCTGTGGTGTGGCTTCCGGTCAACGACCACGGACCTACAGCAGTGCGGGTGGCAGCTTGCGGTGGAGCAGGACTTCCATCGGGACTCGTTGAGGCTCCTGATGCGCCACCGGGACCTCAACCTGTATGCCTACTCTGACTCCCTCCGGTACCAGTTCCTCAATCGGCAAGACGACGGGAACATCTCCTTCACGGTCACCCACTGCGCCTCTCGCCTAGAGACGATGCGGTGGAGAGGGCGCTGCTGGAAGAGAACGGCCGGCTGCGGGTTGAAGTGTCCTCGCTGGAGAACGAGGTCGGCTACTTGGAGGATCAAGTGTTCTCCCTCGAAGCCGAAGTGGGGTCTCTGGAGGAGGAAGCGTCGGCCCTCAGGGACGAAATTGCGGAGCACAGCAGTCGCGCGGAGGGAGACCTGTGACACCGGAACTGAAGGCTGAGATCGACGCCATGGGCCAACTCCAGATGGCCGCAGTGTGGCGCTTCGCGAAGACCGGAGACCCGAGGCTACAGGGGGAAGCCGGCGACTACTTCCAACGCTGCTTCAACAAGCTCGGTGGGTTCACCCCAGCCATCAGCAAAGCAATCGGATGGGGCTAGAGATGATGCCATCGGACAAGGAACTGATCGAGCGGGCACTCGCCAACGCGCGCCGCCGTGCCCCGAAGCGGGCCCAGAATTGGCTCGTCGTATCTCGGGCGTTCGGACTGGGGAGTACCTACTCCTGCAGCCTCTGTCGCCGCTTCGACATCGATCCCGAAGGCTACGACGTCAGCCTCTGGGTGCGTCCTGCGGGGGGCCTCTGATGTTCATAGGTGAACCCTTTACCACCCCCATCTCTGGCCGCTTCGGCTCCGCGTTTCTGGAGCACACAATCGTCGTCGCTGATCTCGACTCAGATGCTGAGGAGGAGGTCTTCGCTGACCTCTTCAAGGCATACTGTGCATGCTGATATTCGACATCGAGACCAACGGTCTGCTGGACGTTCTCACGAAGATCCACTGCCTCGTCATCCGCAACACAGAGACCGGGGAAGTCCTCCGGTGCAATGATCAAGGCACTGGGGACCTGACCATCGAGCTGGGCCTCCGGTACCTGATGGCTGCAGCCGCTCATGGTGTGAAGCTCGTGCCCCACAACGGCATCGGCTTCGACATCCCCGCGATCAAGAAGGTGTACCCGTGGTTCGACCTCCCGGAGGAGTCCGTCCTTGACACGCTGGTCTGCTCGCGCCTGATCTATGCAGACCTCGTTGACATGGACACCCGGCTTGCACGGGCCGGGAAGCTCCCCGGGAGGCTCTTCAAGAAGCACTCCTTGGAAGCATGGGGTTACCGCCTCGGTGTCCACAAGGGTGGCTACACCGAGTGGTGCGCGGAGAACGGGATCGAGGACCCGTGGGCTGCGTGGTGCCCCGAGATGGAGGACTACTGCGTTCAGGACACCGAGGTCACCCTTGCGATCCTGAAGTTCCTGAAGATCGAGGAGTACAGCGCAGGCGCAATCGAACTGGAGCACGCAGTCGAGTGGATCATCCGCCGGCAGGAACGCTACGGCTTCTGCTTCAACATGACCCGGGCGGCTGCACTGCACGTCAAGCTGGTGGCTGCGAAGCTCGAAGCCGAGAGCGCGCTCCGTCGGGTGTTCCCTCCGTTCTACCTCAACGACGGTGAGTTCACACCGAAGCGGGACCTCGACCGCCTCGGCTACACGGCCGGAGCACCGCTCACGAAAGTGAAGCTGGTGGACTTCAACCCCGGCTCTCGCCACCACATCGCTATCGCCCTCAAGAGGCGCTACGGGTGGGAGCCAGCAGAGTTCACCCCCAGCGGCGAGCCAAAGGTGGACGAGACGGTCCTCGGGTCCCTGAAGTATCCCGAGGCGCAACTGCTGTCCGCCTATCTGACCATCGACAAGCGGCTCGGGCAGTTGGCTGAAGGGGACGAAGCGGTCATGAAGCGCGTCGGCGCGGATGGTCGTGTCCATGGTGCGGTGAATGCCATGGGCACCGTGACCGGCAGGATGTCCCACTTCAAGCCCAACGTGGCGCAGACCCCAGCCAACTACTCGCCCTACGGTGAGGAGTTCAGGGCTTGCTACGTGGCCGCGAGAGGGAAGGTCCTCGTCGGTGCCGATGCGGCTGCGCTGGAGCTTCGCGACCTGGCTGGCTACATGGCCCGGTTCGATGCTGGTGCGTACATCAAGGCGGTGCTGGATGGGAACAAGAAGGACGGCACCGATCCGCACAGCGTCAACGCGCGGGCCCTCGGCCTCGATCCACTGAAGGAATACTTCGGGACCGAGACTGGGCGGGACATCGCTAAGACGTGGTTCTACGCCTTCATCTACGGTGCTGGTGACGAGAAGCTCGGCTCCATCATCTCCAAGAGGAAGGGGCCACAAGCCCGCGCTGCTGGCAAGCGATCCAAGGCCCGCTTCATGCAGGCCCTGCCCGCCCTCAGCAAGCTCGTGGAGAAAGTGAAGGCGAACGCGAAGGCGAACAAGTGCCTCTTCGGGCTCGACCGTCGTCGCCTCTTCGTGCGCTCGGATCACTCCGCACTCAACACGTTGTTGCAGTCAGCCGGTGCGGTGCAGATGAAGGTCGCGCTGGTCATCCTTGATCGTGCTCTCCGTGGGGACACCCGTCCTCTCCTTGTAATCCCTTCCCAATGCATAGAGGCGGTGCGCGATGTCATTCAACGAGAGCTTTCAGGCATACGGCCGGCTGACTGCTGGCTCATCCCCGGCACCGACTACGAGTTCGTCGCAAACGTCCACGACGAGTGGCAGATCGAAGTCACGGAGGACCTGGGACATGCAGTGGCTAAAGCGGCTGTTGAAGCGATTCAGCAAGCAGGAGTCGCAACCCAGTTCCCCTGCCCACTCGACGGTGAAGCAGCCGTTGGACACTCATGGGCTGAGACTCATTGATGTCCTGTCGCAGGCGTACTCGCGGCCGTTCTCGGTGCAGTCGAACTTTGCTCGCGAGTTCTCCTTGGATGTCGCTGCTGCGGCGTCCTTGGGGTTCATCACAACCGCCCTGCCGGATCTCCGGTGGGGTTCGCAGTGGCGTGTCACGCAGACGGGTCTCTCGTGGATGCAGCGCCAATGGGCCTTCGGGCTGACAGGAGAACAGTAGTGATTCCATTCGAAGGTTTCCCCAAGATCCCCCGCCTGCGCCGCGAGATGGTCATCACCGAGAAGATCGACGGAAGCAACGGGCTGATCCACATCCGACCCAACGTGGACGACGGAGAGCATCCGTTCGAATTCGGAGTGGACACGCAGATCGAGGTGGGCGGCGTCTCCGCGTTCATCCGTGCCGGCAGTCGTAACCGCTGGCTCACGCACGGGGGCAAGACCGACAACTTCGGCTTCGGTGCATGGGCGACAGAACACGCCCACGAACTCGCCGAACTCGGCTTCGGTTCCCACTTCGGCGAATGGTGGGGCAAGGGCATCCAACGCCAGTACGAAATGCCCAACCGCCGGTTCTCCCTGTTCAACTCCACCCGCTGGGGTTTCACAGAAGATCGGCAGGAGCCGCCCGCGTGCTGCGACGTGGTCCCGGAGTTGTACCGAGGTGTGTTCGATGAGGCGCAGATCACCTTGGCCGTCAACACGCTGCGGATGGTTGGCAGCTACGCAGCGCCGCACTCCACAGCCCCGGCCGAGGGGGTCATCGTGTACCTCAGTGCCGCCAAGCAACTCTTCAAGGTCCTCTTGGAGAACGACGATCAACCGAAGGGCCTCGCGGCCTAGGAGCACTCATGCCAGCACCACTCGTAGTCGCAGGGCTCCTCGACCTCATCGGGAAGGCCGCTGATCGGTTCTTCCCGGACCCTGTTGCCGCCGCGCAGTTCAAGCTGAACGCTGCCGAGATGGCCCAGAGGGGAGAGTTCAAGGAGATCGACGCGATCCTCGAAGGGGACCGAGGGCAGATCGCAGTCAACGTGGAGGAAGCCAAGAGCGACGACCTGTTCAAGTCGGGCTGGCGTCCCTATGTCGGCTGGGTCTGCGGTGGCGGGCTGTCCTACCAGTTCGTCCTCAGGCCCCTCCTCGAATGGGCGGGGGCCAACCTGTGGGAATGGTCGGCACCGCCCTCGCTGGAGATGGAAACGCTGCTCACCCTGCTGTTCGGCTTGCTGGGCCTGGGCTACTACCGAACCAAAGAACGACTCGCTGGGAGAATCCAATGATCGACAAGCTCGGGCAGGAAGTACAGAAGGGTGACTGCGTGGCCTACGCGGTGCATCGGCGTAGCTCGCGTGCGGAGTTGAAGGTGGGCCGGGTGACGCACGTCGAGCCATCCTCGGTGACCCTCGAAGTGAATGACCAGCGCGCCGTCTGCATCCGTTCGGAAGTGCTGATCCTCAGCGACAACTCGGCGCGACTGGTCAACGCCGGCTTCGGTGGATCATGAAGGTCCACATCATCTTGGAGGACACCCCGGAAGGCATCACCCTCGACGGTACGGTCAACCGCAGCGGCTACTCGGATGTCGCGAAGGAATCCCTCGCGGCTCTGGTGGCCTCCTCGCTGGCCAAGACGCTCTGGGACCAACAGAAGGCCGGTCTCCTGAGGGTACGTGGGGTCACCATCTCGGGTTCCCTAGCGGCCCCGTGAGGACCCTGCTGCTGGACGCGGACATCATCGCCTACCAGTTCGCCGTGAAGGCACAGAAGACGACGGACTGGGGTGATGGTGACGTGATGACCCAAGTGGAGGAAGGGGCCGCAGTCACGCCGGCACTGGACGACAAGCTCCTCGAATTGCAGGCGCAGTTGGAAGCCGATGCGTTCGTGATCTGCCTCTCGTGCCCCACCGACGAAGGCTGGCGAAGGAAGATCCTCCCGTCGTACAAGAGCAACCGTGGGCCCAAGCCCGCCCTCCTCGGTCCCCTCAAGGACTACCTCAGCAAGACTCACCGGACGTACCTGCGTCCGACTCTCGAAGCCGACGATGTGATGGGGATTCTCTCCACGCACCCGACGCTGATCCCCGGTGAGAAGGTCATCGTGTCCATCGACAAGGACATGAAGACGATTCCCGGGTGGCTCTTCAATCCCGACAAGGACAAGTTCCCGCGCCTCATCGAGCAGCAGGAGGCGGACTACTGGCACCTCTACCAGACACTCGTGGGTGACACCACGGACTTCTACAAGGGATGCCCGGGAGTGGGCCCGAAGAAGGCTGAAGCGATTCTGTTCGGTGTGTCACCCCCGTGGGGGAACCCAGAGGAGATGTGGCCTGCTGTGCTCGCAGCCTTCAAGGCCAAGGGTCTCACCGAGGAGGACGCACTGGTTCAAGCACGCGTGGCCCGCATCTGCAGGCACACCGACTACGACTTCAAACGAAAGGAAGTGATCCTGTGGAAACCCCAGCAATGACAGCAGGCCGCCGCTTGGCCACCGCAGTGATGTGGGCCGCGCTCTCGGTCAGCATGCTGTGGGCTGGCTACGACAACTTCACGCTGAGGAACAGCCTCGCAGCGGAGAGGAAGGAAGTGGCCGCGCTCGCCATCACGTTGAACCACTGCATCCTGAACCCGCCCCCTGTGGCACTGGAGAGAAACCGATGAGCACCGTTCGCATGTTCCCCTCGGGCGTCCGGGTGGACCTGATGTGTCCCGAGAGGGCCTGCATTGTCCTCAGCGACATCGCGCACCACCTGTCACAGATCAACCGGTTCACCGGTGGCACGAAGATCCCCTACTCGGTGGCCCGCCACAGTCTCCTCGTGATGCGGATGGCCGAACAGGCGACCATCGGTATGACGGAGAAGTTTCGCGCTGACACGATGTATGCGGGGCTGATGCACGACGCTTCGGAAGCGTACCTCGGGGACGTCTCGAAGCCACTGAAGGGACTTCTGCCGGAGTATCAGCGGCTGGAAGAGAAGTGGAGCGCAGTCCTCTACTCCCGGTTCGGTGTCTCCCAAGACCCCATCGTCTGGGACATCGTCAGCGATTGCGACGAAGTGGCGTGGGCCATGGAGTCCGCATGGTTTCAGCGGGACGGCGATATGCCCGGACTGGAAAGCGTCGGTGCCAAGTGCCTCTTCGAGCACCTCAAGTGTCTCGGCAAGGACAGCATCACGAAGTTCTTCAGCCCCTATGGTCACCCGCCCAGTGACGCCGAGGGCTTCTCGCACAACCTCAACCAGTTGTCGCAACACATCTCGAAACTCCGGAGGAACCACCAGTGAGCGCAGGCAAGGCGGCGACCTACGACGACGGCAAGGTTCCCCTCGCGCATCTCCCGTGGGAGGGACTGAAGGCTGTCTCTCGTGTCCAGATGTACGGGCACAAGAAGTACAAGGACTTCAACAACTACCGGAAGGGGATGGAGGTCAGCCGGAACCTCTCGTGCGCCATGCGCCACATCGTGGAGTACCTCGAAGGCCACGACAAGGACGAGGAGAGCGGGGAGAACCCGTTGGCCCACGCCGCTGCTCGGGTCCTCTTCGTGCTCCAGAACCTGGCCGAAGGGACTGCGGTGGACGACCGGTTCCGCCCGGAGCCGAGGGAGCCGGAGTTCCTCGTGGAGCGTGGCCGGTTCCTCACGAAGGAGAGGCTCGAAGCGGACACGATCCCCGTGCCAACTGCAGAGACCCCGGAAGAAGACATCACCCCGCGCGTCCTCGCCCGGGAGGCAATCCTCAGAAGCTGTCCCTGCCCCGCCTGCCGGCAGCGCTCCGCTGAAGAGATCCGAGAGGAGGACCGCCGGCGAGCGTCGTCAGGTGGTGGCTTCGCGGACTCCTCACCACTCCAGACCCCCTGAAGTAGCCACTTTCGGAAACCTCAGTTTTGCCTCAGCCCTCAATGGGTTGGGGCATTTTTTCCGAAGCAATCCCTCACTGTAGCAAGGAGTTCCTAGATGACCCCTCAAGACCGCATTGGGCACCTCCTCTCCGACGAGTTGCTGTCCGATCTCCGCTCCACCCATCCCCTTCGCGACGCCCTGCCGTCCCCCGACGTCCACAAGCACGAGATGTGGATGCGCGCGGGTGAGCAGAGGCTCATCAGCTATCTGGCAGCGAAGCTCGCCCAGGCCCAACAAGACTCCAATGTGTCTGTTTCCCAAGTCAGCACCTAGCCTCCCGGCCCCTGTCGCGCCCCCTGTGGCCGACGTGCCGAAGCCCATGATCTCCCCAGAGGAGGCCGCAGCGCGCAAGAGTGGCACCACTGCATCGCGCAGGAAGGCGTCCTCGGTAAGCGCGCTGCGGCTCCCGGACGTCAGCACCGCTGGCGCAGACAGCCCCGGCTTGGCCCTTCCGCAGTAGTCGATGAGCGGAAGCGGTGTGCTGAAGGGTCGGTACGTCACTCTGGCGACCACCCGAGACCCCTATCTCCGGCGCGGACGTGAATGCGCCAAGCTCACACTCCCCATGATGTTGCCCGCTGAGGGCTCCACAGGGGCCACAGTGCTGCCGACGCCCTACCAGAGCCTCGGTGCCCGTGGAGTCAACAACCTCGCAGCCAAGCTGCTCCTGACCGTCTTCCCAGCCAACAGTCCCTTCTTCCGTCTCGTGATCAGCGAGATCGCGTTGGAGAAGATGACCGGCCGGGAAGGCATGCGCGCCCAGATCGAGGAAGCTCTCGACCGGCTGGAACGCTCGGTGATGTCCGAAGTCGAGACCACCAACGTCCGCACGCCGATGTTCGAAGCTCTCAAGCTGCTCATCATCACCGGCAACGCGCTGCTCTTCATGCGCCCCGATGGTGGACTGAAGGTCTTCCGGCTGGACCGCTACGTGATCAAGCGTGACCCCATGGGGAACATGCTGGAACTCGTGACGGAGGAGTTCATCTCCCTCATGGAAGTCCCGGAGGAGTACCGAGAAGCCGTCGGTGTGGCCCGCAAGGCCGAAGGCGGCAAGAGCAGCGAGGACACGATCCCCGTCTACACCCAAGTGGTCCTGAAGGATGGCCGGTGGGCCGTCAGTCAGGAAGTCTGTGGTGTCCCGATTCAGGCAGCCTCCGGCTTCTACCCGGCTGGCAAGTCTCCTTGGATGCCGCTGCGGTTCTTCGCAGTGGACGGAGAGGACTACGGACGTGGCTACGTCGAAGAGTACCTCGGTGACCTGAAGAGCCTCGAAGGGCTCACCATGGCCATCGTCCAAGGCGCTGCTGCGGCTGCCAAGGTGCTGTTCCTCCTGAAGTCCAACGCGACCACCAAAGCATCGGACATCGCGAACGCCCCCTCTGGAGCAGTCCGCACCGGCAACAAGGACGATGTCACCGTCCTGCAAGTCGAGAAGTACGCCGACTTCAGGGTCGCACTGGAAACCATCGCACGCCTCGAAGAGCGCCTAGGGTTCGCCTTCCTGCTCAACACCGCAATCCAGCGGAATGCAGAGCGGGTCACCGCCGAAGAGATTCGGTACATGGCCAATGAACTGGAAACTGCCCTCGGTGGAACCTACTCGGTTCTCTCTCAGGAACTCCAGTTGCCCTTCGTGACACGGCTGATGCTCCAGATGCAGAAGCGCGGCAAGATCCCCCGCCTGCCCGACGGTATGGTCACCCCGATGATCGTCACCGGAGTGGAAGCCCTCGGTCGCGGACAGGACCTCACGAAGCTCTCCGGGCTCCTCGCGGACATCGCTCCGTTGGGCCCCGAAGCAATCAGCATGAACCTCAACGTCAGCGACTTCATCCGTCGTGCCGGTGCCGCTCGCGGGATCGACATGAAGGGCCTCGTGCCCACACCGGAAGAGGCCGCTCAACGGCAGCAGCAAGCGCAGATGCAGGCAATGGTCGAGAAGCTCGGGCCCAATGCGGTCACGCAGTTCGGCTCGGCAATGCGTGACCAGAACGCTGCCCAACCTCCAGCCCCCTGAACATGGCCGACGCGATCCCCATCCATCACACCAAGCTGAATCCGGAGTTGCCCGAAGTGGCTCCGGTGGTTGCCCCCGTGGAACCCGTTGTGGTTCCTCCGGTCCCCGAGGTCAAACCCGAGAAGCCCCCGAAGGCTCCGAAGGCGCTCCCCGTCGAGACCGAGTACGGCACTCTGATGACCACCCACGCGGCCTACCGCAAGGACAACTGATGGCAGACCCAGCGGTAACCCCTGAAGCAACCAAGCCCGTCCCCGGCTCTCCGGAGCACGATGCGGCGATGGCTGCGAAGTTCGACGCCCAACAAGCCGGCATTGGCGCAACGCCAGCCGCTGACGCTCCCGTCAAACCGGAGCACGTCCCCGAGAAGTTCTGGGACGCCACCACGGGTCAGGTCAACTACGAAGCCTGGTCGAAGTCCACCACCGAAGCAGAACGTCGCATCACCGAACTCTCCACTGGGAAGACCACACCGGCCGACCAGAAGCCCGCTGGCGACACCACGCCCGCAGCAGACACCCCGGAAGCGAAGGCGGCTCAAGAGGCCCTCAGCGCCAAGGGGATGGACCTCGGTGAATTCTCCAAGGAGTTCTCGGAGAAAGGCGCACTGTCGGACGAGTCCTACGAGAAGCTCGTCAAGAGCGGCTTCTCTCGCGATCTGGTGGACAGCTTCATTGCAGGTCAGGTCGCTCTCGCCAACCAGCGCGATTCCGTCGGATACCAAGAAGCCGGCGGGAAGGACAAGTTCGTGCAGATGGCCGAGTGGTCGAAGACCAACATGACCGATGCAGAGCGCGCGTCCTTCAACAAGGCCATGACTGGCACAGTCGAAGACATGAAGCTCGCCATCGGTGGCCTCAAGGCGCGCTATCAGGCAGTCGAGGGTTCCGATCCGGCCCTCATCGGTGGCAAAGGTGGAGACGGCGGCACCGCTGCCTTCGCTTCCCGTGCCGAGATGACGGCTGCCATCAAGGACCCGCGCTACGCCAAGGACCCTGCCTACCGGGCTGTGGTCGAGAAGCGCATCGGGGCCATGACGAACTACTAGTAGGTGCAAGACGGCTGATAGTCACGCGTAGCTATCCGTCTCCCGGAGCGTCATCCCGGGTACCCCTTTGGGTCTTCAACGAGGCCCCAAAGGAGTAACTGCATTACCGCTGTACCTCCTCCAGAAGCAACATCACGCACCTTGGCCCACCTGAGGGTGGACAACCCTGCGCAGCATGCTGTGAGCAACTGAGATGAAACCCACAGTCCTCTCCTGAGGACGCATTCATCCCTCTCACCAAGGCAACACACACGAATCATGGCAGACGCAACAGTTCTACAGATCGGCCGAATCAACGGTGCTGGCGCAGCCGACGCCCTCTTCCTGAAAGTCTTCGGTGGCGAAGTTCTCGCGGCCTTCGAAGAGGCCAGCGTCGTGATGGACAAGCACACCGTCCGCTCGATCAGCGCAGGCAAGTCCGCCTCGTTCCCGGCAACGTGGAAAGTGGCAGCCGCCTATCACACCCCCGGTGCCGAAATCGTGGGCCAGGCGTCCAACGTCAACGAACGTGTCATCACGATCGATGACCTCCTGCTCGCTTCCGTGTTCCTCGCGAACATCGAAGAGGCCAAGAACCACTTCGACTACCGCAGCATCTACTCGGCGCAGTGCGGCCGTGCGCTCGCGGTGCAGTGGTCCAAGAACGTCCTCCAAGTTGGTGTCCTCGCGGCTCGTGCTGCGGCCACCGTGACCGGCGCGGTCGGCGGAACCTCGCTGACCAGCACGACCACGCTGTATCGCACCTCCGCAACCGATCTGGCTGCTGGCCTCTTCGCCTCCGCGCAAGCGCTGGACGAGAAGGACATCCCGGTCGAAGAGAAGCGTTGGGGCTTCGTTCGTCCCGCGCAATACTACCTGCTCGCGCAGAACACCACCCAGATCAACAAGGACTGGGGCGGCAACGGTGCGTACTCGGACGGCAAGATCGTCAGCATCGCTGGCATCGAACTCGTCAAGACGAACCACCTTCCCATCACCAACATCGCTTCGGGCCCGACTGCCTACCAGGGCGACTTCAGCAAGACTGCGTGCCTCATCATGACGCAGCCGGCTGTGGGTACCGTGAAGCTGATGGACATGGGCATGGAAGCCGCCTACGACATCCGTCGTCAAGGCACGCTGATCGTCGCGAAGTATGCGGTCGGTCACGGCATCCTGCGTCCCGAGTGCGCGGCCGAACTCAAGACCACCACGTAATTCCACTGTTCCACCAAAGCACTCCTCCAGCCACACCGAGGGGTGCTTTTTTTCACTTCATCTAAAGGAGCCTCATGGCTACCTATAACCTGCCCCTGTCCGGGGCGAACTTCAGCCTGGAACCCCTCGGTGACGGGCGGGTCGGCTACGGTCTTTTCTGGAACGTCACTGCAGAGGCGACCCTTCAGGGTTGGACGCTGGCAGTCTCCGACAGCATCCAAACCCCGGTGATTGACCTGCACTCGCTCGGTATCGGCGGTTTCAGGTTTGTGGACTTCTGCAAGATCACGGACGTATCAAACGCCGATGCTATGTGGCTCTTCGGAGACCACCAAGTGAGCATGGCAACCGGCGCGTACCTTCCGACCTCGTTCGGAACCGCAGCAGGAGCAGCGGGATGCTACGCAGCGTCCGCAGGTAACTTCGTTCGTGTCATTGGTAACCCGCACTGCAGTTACGTGAGAGGGACCGTCTCCATCGCCACCTCCGTGCCGGCCACCTTCCGTATCCGTATGGGTCTCTACCGCTTCTAAGGAGCAACCGAATGGGCACCAAAGTAACCTGCGGAGAAGGCTTCCGCGTCCTCCTGAAGAACGGCCGGTGGTCTCTCATCGAGCAGGCTGCCGTGAATCCCACGCACCCCGGGCAGCGTCCCGCCTACGTCACCGTGCAGTTGTCCATGCGTCCCTCCATCTTGGTGGACTTCAAGGACCCCGTGAGTGCTGCCATGCTCGCCGGCCTCGTGGCCACTGGGCTCATCGTCCAGGCTGACGCCGATGAGATTGCGGCACTGAGCTAATCCATGACGACCTCCACCACTCCCCTCACCGAACTCGAAGCCGTCAACGTCCTGCTGTCCTGCATTGGCGAAGCGCCAGTGAACGTGCTCGATGACACCGGGCTGGTGGATGTTGCCACCGCTCGGGCCACTCTCGGGGAAGTCTCCCGGCTCGTCCAGAATCGCGGTTGGAACTTCAACTGCGAGCAGAAGTATCCGCTGACGCGCAACGTCGATGGCGAACTCCACCTCCCGGCGAACACTGCCAAGGTGAAACCCTCGGCCGACTTCAGCGACCTCAAGCTCACCCAACGTGGCACCAGGCTCTACGACCGGGAGAACCACACGTTCGTCTTCACGAAGGACATCACGGTGGACCTCACCGTCCTGCTGCCCTTTGACGAACTCCCGCAGGCTGCACGCCACTACATCACCCTGAGGGCGGCTCGCGTCTTCCAAGGGCGCGTGCAGGGCGCGGAGACGAACTACCGGTTCACCGAAGACGACGAGGCGCAGGCTCTCGTGGACTTCTCGGATGCCGAGTCGGACACCGGGGACTACAACGTCCTCAGCGGGACTTGGGGCGTGGCGCAGATCCTCGACAGGTATTCCTGATGCTGGTCAACGACACAGTCCCCAACCTCTTCAACGGCATCAGCCAGCAGCCCGCCAGCCTCCGGCACCGCACTCAGGCCGAACTGCAGGAGAACTGCTTCCCCACGGTGGCCAAGGGGAACGACAAGCGACCCTGCACGCAGCACGTCAGTGTCCTCGCGGGAATCACCACGAACGACAACTCCCTCGTCCACTTCATCAACAAGTCGGCCACGGAGCGGCACGTAGCCGTCATCAACTCCGGCGTGCTGGCCGTGTATGACGCTACGACGGGCGCAGCGATGACGGTGCTCACCCCCGATGGGGTTGGGTACATCACCGTGGCGGACCCCTCCGAGAGCCTCCGTGCGGTCACAGTGGCCGACTACACGTTCATCGTGAACAAGACGGTGACTGCGGCCCTTACTGGGACCACTGGGAGTGGCTCCCTCACTGGGACCAAGCAGCAGTTCTCTGCGCTCCCCGGGTCCCCCACGCTGGGTGACATCTACCGGATCGAGGGAACCCCGGACAGTGGGTTCGATGACTACTACGTCGAGTGGGACGGATCAGTGTGGATCGAGACGGTGAAGCCGGGGCTCCTGAACACTCTGGACGCCGCCACGCTCCCCTTCCAGTTGGTCAAGACCGGGGCCACCACGTTCACCCTGAGGAAGGGGACGTGGCCCAACAGGCTCACTGGTGACCTCGTGAGTGCCGAAGTGGCCTCCGTGGTTGGCCGCACCATCGTGGACGTCGCTCTCCACCGCAACCGGCTGACGCTGATCGCTGGTGAGTATGCGGTGCTGTCTCGTGCTGGGGAGCCCTTCACGCTCTGGCCGGAGACCGCCACCGAGTCGCTGGACACGGACCCGATTGACACCCCGGCTCAAGGCGACGAGGCGGCGCTGCTCACCGCATGCGTCCCGTTCAACAAGGTGCTGATGCTCTTCTCCACGAAGGCGCAGTTCCAGCTTACGGCCAACGGGGCACTCACTTCGAAGACCGCTGCCATCGAACAGGTGACGAAGTTCGAAAGCTCTTCGAAGGCCCACCCGGTCGGCGCAGGGCAGACCCTGTTCTTCGCAGTCGAGCGTGAGTCAGGGACCAGCCTGCGTGAATACTACGTGGACGTGGACACCGTGGCGAACGACGCTGCGGACATCACCGCTCACG